ACTTGGGTGGAAAATTCTACACGAGTTATAAAGTGAAGACCCTTGTTTTTGTTCTTATGATTCAGACAATTAGTAATGGCTATGTAGAATCTGCTGAAGAATATGCTTTCTTTCGTGACCTAAACCGATGCATTTATTTTAGTGAGTTAATAGCAAAGCAAATAAGGTTCAATGAATACCTGCCTGTTACTGCGTACTGCGTTACAAAGTGGGTAGACCCAGAAGATACGGTAATTTTTGAATGAGTAACTTTGACTATAAAGACAAGGAAGAATGGAAGGCTTTAATCTTTACTGTTTTATTTTTTAGTATTGGTTTTAGTTTTCTTCTGTGGATAGATTAAAAGGACTATACTAATGATTGAAGAAACTAAAGAAGTAGTAGACGTAGTTGCCGCATCAACCGCAATATTAACTATAGGTGCTTGGTTGCCTCCTATTGCTTCTTTGTTTACTATTGTTTGGTTGGGTTTACGTATATACGAATCTGACACAGTTCAAAATTTAATAAATAAAACAGAGACAAAGAAATAGCTTGACTTTTGACTAAAAATCTGGTATAATAATATGAATGTTTTGACTAGTTTGATAGCCCCTGTTAGTTCTTTGTTAGATAAATTTATTGAAGATAAAGATCAAAAAGCACTTTTAGCACACGAAATATCTACTCTTGCAACTAAACAGGCTCAGGACATTGCTCTTGCTCAAATAGAAACAAACCAACAAGAAGCTAAAGGCAACTGGTTTCAGTCTGGTTGGAGACCTGCTACTGGATGGGTTTGCGTAGTTTCTTTTGCTATAAACAATTTAGTATCTCCTATTGCATCGGGTTTTGGAGTAGAAATACCACAGGCTGACATGAGTGTAATGATGCCTGTATTAATGGGAATGTTGGGTCTTGGAACAATGCGTTCTTTAGAAAGAATTAAAGGAGTTGGAAAATGATTTCTAGTTTTAGAAAGGAAGACATCTTTCCTAGTTCTATAGATGTACCTTTAAGGAATAATAAATCTAAGACTACTGTGGCTCCTAAAAGAAATGTAGCACCTAAGCCTACTGTAGCACCTAAGCCTACTGTAGCACCTAAGCCTACTGTAGCACCTAAGCCTACTGTAGCACCTAAGAAACCACAGTCTTCTTTGTTCTCTGATCCACACTTAGGACAAACAGCACCTAAAAGAAATGAAGCACCAATAGTACCTAAACCTGCTGTTGTGTTAGACCCTAAAAGAACAACTAATAGTCTTTTCTCTGATTACTTAGGAGGGACAGGACAACAGAAAGAACAAACACAACCTCCTGTTTCATCAGGTGTTGATCCTTCGTTGTATACAGACCCTCCTCGTCAAAGCAGTGAACAGCCTGTAGAAACTGCACCTGAACCGACTACGCCTCCTTTATATAGTCCTGTTAAAACAGATTATTATAATAAAGCACAAACAGATAGCAATGGGAATGTTATACAGTATTTCCATGTCCCTACACCAAAGGCTTCAGGCACTACAGATACTACAGGGATTTCAGGTCTTCCTTCTATTAGCACTCCTGACTATGGAACAGCGGCTACATATGATAGTGCAGAGGAAGCGTTAGCTAACTATGCTAATGTCTTTGCGGAAACTGAGTCTCAAAAAGAAGAGACAGCACAGACACATAATTATAATAACTATGACCCTGCTGATTTTGCTAGAGCAGGATATAGTGGTGTAAATGATCCTGCATTACAAGGACAAGCAGATAAACTTGTTTCTTACATAGAGGACAACAATATACCTCTATATAAAGAAATAGAAGGTAAAAAGTATTACTTAACTACAGGATCAGGAGACGCTACTAATACTCTTTTTGGAATGACGGAAGGAGATAAGAACGGTAACTATGTATCCTATGGAGAAGTAGGGACATACTCTACTATCTTTGAACCTGCTGAAAACATATTAAATCATCCTGTGTTACAAGTTGCCTCCATGTTTGTTCCTTATGGTACAGCTATCCTAACAGCCGCTAAAGGAGTGTCAGGGGAAACTTTACACGCAGGGGATTGGGCTAGTTTAGCTAGTGCAGGTCTTGAGAAAGCAGGGTATACTAAAGCCCCTAGCACTGTGGATGGTGTTAAGGATGCAGGACATGGTTTATCAATAGGCGGTGTTGATTTAACTTACGCTCAGACCAATGCATTACTTAAGGGTGCTATTACAGGAGACCCTACACAAGCCATTGCTGAGACAGTAACAAGTCGTTACCTTAATAACATTCTTTCTAACGCAGACTCTTCTTTAGGTCAGTCTTTAGATGCTTTAGAAATGGATAAAGATGCTTTTGCTGATGCTTTATCCAACGTAGTAGGTAAGGTTGCTAACGGTGAAGACTTAGATGATGCTGTACTTTCAGGATTTGCACAGTACATTAGAGAGGACGGAACATTTGAAGGTAACATTGTCCCTGATTGGCTCAGTGAAGCAGGTAGGGACTTTGATGATGCTGTCCTACAGCCCATTAAAGATGCAGTAGAATTAATGGCAGGTGGTGTACTGGAAGGTTCGGAGGAACTCTTTAATGTTCTAAAGGAAGCAGGGTCTGGTGTAGCTGACACAGTACGTCCTGTGTGGGATACAGTACGTGAAGCAGGAAGTGAGTTTGATGATGAATACTTACACCCTCTTGAGGAAACTATTGAAGCCTTTGGTGAGCCTATTGAAGATGCAATACGTGCAGTAGGTGGAAGCATGGAGGAAGCCATGCAACCTGTCAAAGAATTCCTAGAGGAAATTGGGCCATCCATTGAGGACACCTTACGAGCAGGGGGTAGAGCCTTTGATGATTACATTCTACAGCCCTTAAAAGACTTACTTGAAGGAATACTCAAGAACATATCATTAGGTGGTATAGGAGCAGGAGGAGGAGGAGCAGGTGGCGGTGCTTTGTTACAATCCGCAGGTACTGGCTCTGATGATCTCTTTAAATTTAAAACACAAGTGGGCGCAGATTTACCAGAGTTTGAGGAAGTAGCATACCGCGACCCTTTTGAATCCACGTTTCAGTCAACAATCGCATAGGAATAATAATGACTTACTTACAGCTTGTTAATAGTGTACTGCGGAGACTACGAGAGGACGAAGTGTCTTCAGTCTCACAGAATAGCTATTCAAAACTTATAGGAGAGTTTGTCAATGATGCAAAACGTACAGTGGAAGATTCCTACGATTGGACAGCTTTACGTACCACATTGACAGTTTCTACAGATACTACTAGTTTTAACTATATCCTAACTGGCTCACAAAATAGAATGAAAGTGTTGGATGTCATTAACGATACCTCTGATTTCTTTATGCAGTACCGTGGTTCTCGTTGGATGGACAATGCTTTCTTAATAGAGACTCCACCTTTAGGCTCACCTCAGTTCTATAGCTTTAATGGTGTAGATGCAAATGGTGATAATGGTGTAGATGTCTACCCTAAGCCTGATGGTGTTTATCAGTTAAGGTTTAACGTAGTGTTGCGTACAGAAGACTTTACAACGGACACAGAAAGACTTGGTGTTCCTTCCTCTCCTGTAATACAACTAGCTACAGCATTGGGAGCAAGAGAGCGAGGGGAAACAGGAGGAACAAGTGCGGCTGAGTTGTTTGCTTTAGCAGACAATACGTTAGCGGATGCTATAGCTATAGATGCATCTCAACATCCTGAAGAAAACATCTGGTATTCTTAAATGGCTCAACAACTACAAAACCTTACTATAGCCGCACCTGCTTTCTTGGGTATAAATACTCAAGATTCTCCTGTCGGTATTGATCCTTCCTACGCTTCCATTGCAGACAACTGTGTAATAGACAAGCTAGGTAGAGTAGGTGCAAGGAAAGGTTGGACTGCTATTAGTTCTAATGGTTCATCCGTTCTAGGCTCAAGTCGTGGCATAGAGACTATATATGAGTATATTGATACTTCAGGTGATAAGGTTGTACTATCCGCAGGTAACAATAAAATATTCTCAGGGACTACAACTTTAACAGACATAACACCTTCTAGTTATTCTCCTTCAGGAAATAATTGGAAGATTGTGTCATTAGCTAATCATGCTTATTTATTCCAAAGAGGACATGAACCTTTAATCTATACTGATGAAAGTGGATCAGGAGTTCTTGAGAAGTTCTCAAGTCACTCACACTCTACAGGAACAGCTCCACAAGGTAATGAAGTTCTGTCTGCATTTGGTAGGCTTTGGGTAGCAGATGTTACAGGGAATAAACATACTGTCTACTGGTCTGATTTATTAACAGGACACGCATGGACAGGAGGTTCTTCAGGGTCAATAGACATTACTACTGTATGGCCTACTGGTTTTGATGAGATAGTTGCACTAGCGGCTCACAATGGCTTTCTAATCATCTTTGGTAAGAAGTCTATACTTGTGTACTCAGGGGCGTCCTCTCCTGCTTCTATGACCCTTACAGACACCATAGAGGGCATTGGTTGTATTGCTCGTGACTCTGTACAGCAGACAGGTACGGACATTATATTCCTATCTGATTCAGGTGTACGTAGCTTTGGTAGGACAATACAAGAAAAGTCTCTACCTATGAGAGACATTAGTAAGAATGTAAGAAGTGATTTACTGGCTTTAATACCTTTACAGACATACGCTATTAAATCTGTATATTCCCCTGAAGATTCTTTTTACTTACTTACTTTTCCAAACAGTAACATAGTTTATTGTTTTGATATGCGAACTACTTTACAGGATGGTTCTAACAGAGCAACTACTTGGTCTGCTTTATATCCTTTGTCTTTTTCCGTACAAGAGACAGGTGAACTTTACATGGGCATAGACTCAGGGATTGTTAAGTATGCTTCTTACTTAGACGGTGTTACTAAATACCAAATGAGGTACTTTAGTAACGCAATGGATTTTGGTAATACATCAAACCTTAAGTTTTTAAAGAAGTTTAACTTAACTATTGTAGGTGGACAGAATACACCTACGACTCTTAACTGGGGTTATGACTATACTTCAAGCTACACTAAGCAAGCTTTTGTTTTTGGTTCGTCCTCCCTTGCTGAATATGGGGTTTCGGAATACAATACAACTGGTGAATA